GCCATCGCCAAGGGACTAGAAGCTGGGTTGATCGTTGAGGTCGAAGTCAACCCCACCTACACCATGTCGAGTCTGCAGCCTAAACTGAATCTGGCGGTCCGAATCTCGGTCGAAGTATGAACCTCCACCTCCTCGGAAGCGAATATCACAAGATCGAAACACTGTACGTCCGAGATGAGATAACTCACAAGGTGGACCCATCGCGACTCAAGAATCGCACGTACTCTCTCGTCAAGTCGTGGATCTGGACCGAGAAAATCGACGGAACGAACATCCGTTGCATTTGGGAGAACGGCATCCTCAGATTCGGTGGAAAAACTGACAACGCCCAGATCCACGCAGACCTCGTGAGGTGGCTGTACGAAAACGTGCCGACCTCGACAATGTCCAACGTCTTTCCAGAAGGCAACGTCGTTATTTACGGGGAAGGCTACGGCGCTGGAATCCAGAAGGGCGGAAACTATTCCCTCACAAAGAAGCTCATCGTCTTCGACGTACTAGTGGACGGCAAGTGGTGGTTGAGCTGGGAGAACACATGCGACGTGGCTGCCAAGATCGGCCTTGACGTGGTCCCGTTCGTTGGCGAGATGACACTCGAAGAAGCGACGGTGATGGTGCAGGCCGGATTTCCGTCGCTGTTGAACAACGGAGCGGCCATGGCGGAAGGTCTGGTTGGGCGTCCGGCCGAAACGCTATTTGACAAGAAAGGCGCTAGGTTGATCGTGAAGATCAAGACGAAAGATTTCTGATGAACCTCCACCTCCTCAGCTCACGCGGCGGCCCGCACGAAGGGCCGTGCTACAACCGCGGCGACAGGTTCCTGCGCGCGATCAACCGGGAGCGACGGTACGACCCTCGGTCCCTGATGGTTGGCTGGTGGCTCGGCGCGGGGACAGCCGCGGCGGTCTGCGCGCTGGCGCTGTGGGCAGTGGGATAGCACCGTGCTGATTGACGGTTGGATCCTGCGGAACCAATGCGATCCAGAAGCGCTATCTTTGGCGGATCGGCACTACTCCAGACGGAGGCCAGGGTCTGGGCAGATCGGTGGACCGTGCCGCAAGATCGTACTACTTCTTGATCGCCTCTTCGGCAGCCCTTACATAGGCATCATAAAGGTCTTTGCCAACGGCCCAAAAATCCATGAAAAGGGCGTTGGCGTCGGCGTATGCCTCGGTCGGGCTATCGTTGTACGAATCGAGCGCGCCACCGAGATCAGCGACTCTGGCCATTCCCGCCAAAAACGAAGGTCTCGCAAACAGATAGTCAGACATCCGGCCCCTTTCCTACCCCGGAGACACCTATGGAGTCAAGATGGATTTATAGGGTTTGCGATTTCCCCTTGCCATCGGCCAAGAAGCCATGTAGCTTTGTGGGTATGCTAAAGCGCTCACGCATGCCCAGGGACCCGTCCAAACTCTGGGTGTCGGTGTGTCTTCCATGGCCTCCATGATACCATCTGTATCTGACAGTTCAAGCCATACTGGTACTAGTAGACCATTTACTGTGAGAAAGTCCTTGACAACCTATGGTCGCTCAAGCCCGATGGTAGTACTGCCTAGAACTGGATCCCTAGGCCCACGACGACGCCTCCGGTGACCCTGCCGTCCGCCGCGTAGACCACGGCCGGCCCGGCAAACCACCCCACCCGCCAGTGTCTCAGCCTCCTGGGCGCCCAGGCGACCCGCGGGGTGGCAGGCTCCAGCACGGCCGGCGAGACCAGTAGCTCCGCCGACTCCCACGGGGCGGTCCCGAGCAGCGTTTCCGGTGGTGGCGCGATGGGGAATCATGACAGACCATGTCTCGAGGTGAACGTTATCCTCGCCTCTGCTCGCTCCTTCTCGGCCAGCCCCCGCAGAACGTATTTCGATAGGGTCCTCCCCAGCGGGCCCATTTCGTCTCGCGTCCAGTTCGGAATCTTCAGGTACCTAGCGTATCGCTTCTTCAAGTAGGCACCGATGAACTTCCGACGCTGGCGAAGCGTCCAGATAGCCCGACTCCCAAGAGCACAATTGCATTCCCGGCAACATCTAACCTCGAAGGACGGATACTGGACGCCGAGACCCATTTCCGTGATCTTCGTTCTGGTGCACAGCGGCGGGACGTGGTCAAGCGTGTCCGCCGATTCACCGCAGTAGGCGCAGACAAACTCCGAGAACCTGCGGGCTAGATCCTGGTCCTTCCATGCGACATGCCGGCACTTCGGTGAACAGAAGCGTTGCCATGTCCTGACTGGAGCAAACAGACCGAAGCAGACTGGGCACGTTACCTGGGCCATGGCCCTCATAGTAACGCGTTGGACGCATTTTGTCTAGTGGAACGTGTCGGTGCTTGTCAGAACTGTAAGCCCCACCCCAGGGCAATGCCGGCGGTCAGCCGACCATCGGTAGCCGAGAGAATAGCCGGTCCAGCGAACCACCCAGTCCGCCAATGCTTGGGGCGACGTGGACCCCACGCGAACCGAGATAAGCTGGCCCCGAGCTCGACCTTCGGTGCCAGGAGTTCACCGGATTTCCACGGAGCCCTCCCAAGCATTTCCTCTGGCAGCGGTGAGGTGCGCCACAACTCCACGGAACCAACGGCAAAAAGGTTGCCCTTCTGGCTTTCTAGCCTCGCCTCTACTCCGGCAATACGGAACCGAATAGGAATAGGTGCGGGCTGTGCCTGTGGGGTTGTTCCCGGCTCAGGGCAAAGCGTTTCGGCCGCAACCTCAATCTCGCCCGACCGCCAGCGGACGATCTCACGGACGGTAGTCTTGGGGGCCACCTGGGCCACCCGGTCGAGCTGGGCGGTCAGCCCGGCCTCCCTGTCGAGAGAGGCGTCGAGGGCCTCCTGGGCGATCTGCTGGGCGACGATGGCCCCGGCCTGCTCAGCCCGGGCCGCCTCGAGCTGGCGTTCCGCCTCCGCCGCCTTCCCGCGGGCCCGCTGGACAGCCGCGGCGGCCAGGACGGCCAGGAGCGCCCAGAGGATGAGCTTGGCCTTCACGCTAAGATCCCAAGGCTGTTTCGTGGCTCTCTTCCCAATGCTAGAGCCGCCTTGACCGCCCTCGCCACCGCCCTCCCCATGGCGAGGGGGACGCCGTTTCCGACTGCCTTGATCTTGCCGGCCACGGTGAAGGGCGCGTCAGCCAAGAAATCATTGGGCAACCCCTGAAGGCGGCGAGAGTATTCCCACACACTCTTGGTCTTGAAGCCTGCGGCGGAGGCTCCCTTGCGCCACTTCCGAACGGCCTCCCCTCGTTTCACTCCGACGGCATAGCCACCAGAGGCCAAGACGGTCGGCGCCGGATCGGTACGATGTAGGGCGGCCCATTCGATGGACAGCGTCAATCCCGTGACGGTACCGAAAGAAAATCGCCTGAGCCTGTTGGTTTCGCCGCCGACCGCTACGTCTCGGATGAGTTGATCCTTCACGATATAACCCGGGACAGTGGGTAGTGGAGCCCCCGGAACGTTCTCCATCAGGAACCACTCTGGGCCAGCTTCACAGACACACCGCTCAAACTCGGGGATCAGGTCAGCGGCCACGGGAAGATGCGCATGCTCCACGAGCTTCCGCAACGGGGAAAAGGCTTGGCAGGGAGTCCCACCGATCACCCCATTGAACTTCCCCGCCGGCGGATAGAAGCGGCGGATGTCACCGCCCCAGAGCAGATCAGGCCCGCGCACGACGCAGAAGCCCTCCTCCTCGAGGGCCATGTCGAGCAGCCCGATACCGGGGAAGAGGCTGAGCACAAGGTCGCCGGCTTGCCCTGCTCCACGGCGCGTGCTCAACGTAGCACCATCCTCTCCGGCAGGCCGTCCTCTCCGTACTCTACGCGGATGCGGCGGCGAGTCTCCTCCACGGTCTCCCGCGCTGCCCAGCAATGCATGCACTCCCACAGCTCGCCGGCCCGCCCCGGTGTCAGCCAGTGCCCGCTCGCCGGCCCGCCCTTACTCCCGTGCTTGCGGCCGCAACGGTGGCAGAGGGGGGCGATGTCGGACGAGCTTTCACGTACCGCCCAGGCCTCACTCGGGGCGGCGCGGCTCGTAGGGGAGAGGGTAGTCATGGGACGACGCTCCCGGCACGAGGCACCTCCCTTCAGCTTGGCGTACTGCTTCGCGGTCATGCGGATCATCGCTCGGCCTTCCACCGCGCCAGCTCCTCGCGGGCCAGGCACTCCGCACACTCCCCACAGCCGGAGCACCTCGGCACGTCCGCCGTGGTGTCGGTGTGGATCTGACGGGTCATGCGACCTCCAGCGGCGTCAGGATCGTCTCCGGGATGAGCTTGCCCTCCGACGGAAACTCAGCGAGCTTGCCGTCCACGATAGAAGCGCATGGCCGGTGCCACAGATGCCCGCGCTCTGCGTGGATGTCAGTTGGGCAGACCTGCGGTAGAAGGATCTTGGAACCGCACGTCGAGCACGCGTAGATCATGGCGTCACCTTCAACGGGTCGCCGCCCGCGCGCTTGTCCTCGATTCCGAGTAGCAACCGTACATCCGCGCTCAGCCTAGCGGTCTCCTTCGCGTTCGCGATCAGCTCCAGCCTGTACCCGGCGATCTCCTCGCGGACGCCGCTGAGGTACCAGGCATTCGCGGCGAGGAGCGCGGAGAGCAACAGGCCGATGACGACCAGCGGGGACTTCCAGTCAACGCGAGCCACTGCACACCAAGTCCTGCTCTCGCCAGTCGCACGGGCCGACCACGTAGGAGAGAGCCTTCTCCAGCCGGCCGGCGTCCGGCACGTCCCCGCGGTGCGCTGTCTCGACCGCTTGTTCGACCTCCTCGGCCAGGAAGTCGAGCTTCGCACAGCCGCAATCCCTTGGTGGCGCGCCGGCCCACACGTCCACGAGAACCGCAACGCCCATCAACGCTATGCCGACTAGGAACGCGCAGGCGACCGCCTCACTTCGCCGCATCGCCGCCTCCGTTGAATCGCCGCTCGACCATGCCGACCGCTCGACGACCTGCCGAGTCCATCACGTATCCGGCCAGCAGCGACGTGTAGACGTTGATAGGCAGGCGAGGGAGTTCGGAAGCTCCTCCGAGACCGTTGTAGACGCCACGGACAACGGCCTCCAGGGCGAGTGCGATCCACCCGGCGTCCCACAACCCGAAGCAGACGACCGCGATCACCGCGGAGCCTAGGTTGTCCCAGAGCTTGGCAGTCAGATACCAGCCCTCGGACTTCTCGCGCTTGAAGTCCGCGTACTTCTGCACGCCGTGGAGGATAACGCCTAGCACGTAGCCGATCAGGTTACCCATGCGGATTCCCCTCCTTGCAATGCCCCTTGCCTCTGCGGTCGCAGTCGGGCTGGTCCTCGTGACACGCCTCTGCGATCATCGCCGGGCAGTCCTCGCAAGGCTGCCCTGTCCTCGCCTCCAGCGCCTCGCATTGCTGGCACGCTAGCTTCACGCGCTCGCATTCGTTCGAGACGATGATGTCGGTGTCCGTGCAGGCAGGGAGGAGAAGGAGGAGAAAGACGAGAATGAGGTGTTTCACCGTATCTCCCTTGGCGCCGGTCTCTCCCGGCCGTCACGCCTATCTCATGGGGCGGCGTTCCCCGTTGAGCTGTTCATTCGCCGGGCGCCGGCTACCCGGCCTACTTGGGGTCCCTTGGACATCGAGCGCTGTCTGACGGGAACTCATGCCTCCTGCTGGCCCTCCAGGCCGGCCCCCGCAACGGCGGGACGGGAGGGCTTGTGACTACCGCTCTGCCGCGCAGCCCATCATGGCCGAAGCGACGCGCTGCCCGTTGTGGGCAGGAGTTCGTGGGTATTCCGCCACGACCCGGTCCCTCCTGTCAAGTACCCTGGCCCTGTGGCAGTAGGCCGGGGCGACCCCCACGAGCCGGCTCGCCACCTTCGCGGCAGTGACCAGGCCCTCGAAAGAGCAATAGTGCCGCCAGGTCTCAGAGCGCTTCCAGGTCTGGACGCGGTAGGGCTTCACCAGTTCAACTTCTCTTTGAGTAGGTCGGATCGCTTCTTGGCGTCCTCGAAGTCTTCTTGTGTGTAATGGCTCGTGCGGTACAGGATCGTATTCCCGCAGCTCGTGCACCGCTTCTGCCAGATTCCAGGCTCGATCTTCAGCGGCTTCTCGCCGCCACGTAGGTTGCTGCACACCAGGCAGACCGAATCCGCCTCGTGCTCGTGGGAAGGGAAGGAGAGAACGGCTGTCTTCATTCCAGGTACTTCCGCGCGGGCGCGCGCCCCGTCATCAGGTAGCCGTTAAGATCCCGGAGCTGGCCCTCGATGGAGGTCAGCCGCCGGTTGACATCCTCACGCCAGGCCGGACTCGTGACGATCATCGCCTCCTCGGTGTCGTACAGATGAGACCTGCTGTCGCTGAGGTGCGCGCGTACAGGCGCCACCAGCTCATCGGAGTCCCTCTTGTGCGCCTTCACCCACGCGATGGCCTCGCGATCGGCCGTGCATTGCTGCACCGCCGTCATCGCCGCAAACGCAATGACCGCCGCGATGGATGGGGCGAGCCACTTCGCGGCTCCGTTCAGCTTGTCCAATATTTTCACCACGCCACCCCTAGACTAGATTCGCCTCAGGATCCACAGGGCCGCCAGCGAGATGCAGCTCGAAGTGCAGGTGCGTCGGCGTTGACGGTTCGATGTTGCCTGTTCTACCAGCGCGGCCGATCACGTCCCCCTCGGCCACGACCTGGTCCTGCACGACGAATAACTCGGAAAGATGAGCGTACACCGTGACCGCCTCTTTACCCACGAGCCGGACGCGCATCCCGTACCCTTGCGTGTGATAGACCTGATGCTCCCAGCCGGCACGCTCGACCGTCCCGCCGTGCGCCGCGAACACCGGCCATCTCTCGGGACAGAGCAGGTCCACACCCTTGTGCATCTTCGGTGAACCGTCGGCGTGGACCCTCGTGGGCCCGAAGCTGCCGACCTTACCGGTAAAGCCACCCGAGCGAACCGGCGTCAGCTCGCGCTCGGACTTGACGGCTCGTCCGAGGAGAGGATGAGTCACGCCGACCTCGCTATCCGCAGCTTCTTGCGCGGATTGTACGCGATTCTCTTGCGCTCACCACGGTCCGTCGGCCTCAGTACACCAGCCTGCTCGAGATGATAGTTGACCATCCTTGTACTCAGTCGAAGTATCCTGGCTACTAGTCTCTGCTTGCCGCACTCCGCATAGGCCAGCGTCACCATGAGCCTCCGCCCCGTGTCTAACAGACTCTCGTTGAATCGCCGTTCACGTTCACAAAATGCGACGAACTCGAGGAAGCGCTCTCGGGCGAGCTGCGGCCCCGGCGCCGGCTCGCCGGGGTCCGGTATCGTGGTACGGGGTTTTGCGGTGCCTGTTTTCACAGTGAGGGCCTTTCTGCTCCCGCAGCCGGACGGGCGCGGTTTGTTTACTGTCTCACGAAGCGGATGGCGTCGGCGCAGACGGAGCCGGAGGTGCTCAGGCGTGATAATCCAACCCTAGCCTCGCCAGTGAACGCAAACGTTCCAAGACTGTTCCAGCGACCCCCGTTGATTTGATGATTCACAGTCGGAGTCGAGAGAACTTCAGGACCGTCTGCTACCAACACCATGACCGCAGCGGCCCTGCTTGACCTCGCCTCGTGCTGTTCGAAAACCTCATAGGTTCCAGAGAGCGGACCAGCGCTGAACGTGTACGTCGCGCCCGTCGCGCTCGAAAACTCCCAATCCCCCTGCCAGGCTCCAGGGCTGACGGTGCCCGGCGTCGTTGCGCTCCATGTGCCGGTCTTGCTCGTCCCAGGATCGCCGTCATTGACGACGACCTCCGTGGGCCCCGTCGGCTCCCCCGGCCTCACGTCCACCCTGCCGAGATCCGTAGGCGCCGGCAGGACCACGCCGCCCGAGAACAGCTCGACGCCACGGACCACGGAGCTGCCGTCCGCGTTGCGATACTCGATGGGGACGAGGCCGGCCGTGAAGACAGACGCGACCGCGGCGGAGTACATCAGCTCGGAGCAGGAGACCACCTGGAGCCCAGAGAGCGTCACGTCCGTCGAGGTCTCCGCAACCGTCATCGGAGTACGGAAGTTCGAGCCGATGACGCGGGCGCCAGTGCTCTGCCCGGCTGGCCAGCGATCGGGGGTCACGGAGCTCACAGTCACCGAGGGCCACTGGTCCGCGAGTTCGTTCGAGAAGCTCGAGCTCGAGCAGGTCGCCCCCGTGGTCACGCAGTTGAGCCCCCGGGTCTTGACGGCTACGAAGTGGCCCAGGCAGTCCGCCACGTCCACGTTGTACCGCGGCGCCGCAGCAACGATGCAGTTCGTTGCCGGGATCTCGCCGATCGCTCCCGAGCAGAGCCTGACGAAGGTCGGAGGACCGTAGACTCCTGGCTGAGAGCCCCGGTAGACCTCGTACCCGAGCAACACGACTCCAGAGGGTACAGTCACCCGGCTCCACTGGAGCGGGATCTCGCCGGCCTCAGCGAGACAGGAGAGGAGGAAAATCGGGAGAAGTCGCCTCATGGTTTGACCTCCTCTTCGCAAATAGTCTGCCGTACCCACTCTTCGGTCTGGCTCCTCAAGTATTCGAAGAACTGCTCGGCCGCCGCATCAATACTATCCGCCTCGTTCACCCCTGGACAGCCAGTGATCTCAGTCACTATCCTATCGTCTTGCCAGACTAGAGACACTTTCGCGCCGTCTGGGCACACAGAGCCTGGACGCACGTCCCTGAATGCTACTTGCAGGACCACGAGCTTAGCGGCGTCTGTCGGAATCCTCATGTCCACAGTGAGGGATTCATCGGACCCAGCCTGACAGAAGATCCACACCGCGCCAACGAGAAACAGCAACCCGAGAATCCAGGCCAGCCGAACCTTGCTTCGAGCGTTCATGAGGCACCTCCTACGAGCGGGCCGCGTGGCCCTGCTCGACCAGCCAATCATTCACAGATCGGACCTGCCCGTCAATCTCGGCTCGCAGGATGCCAAGGTAGCGGCCGTACTTCTCGCGCTTGTCACGGACGGTCTCCAGCTCGACCATCTTTCCCAGCACGACCGCCGCCAACGCATCGCGCGAGGCGAGACCGGAGTACTTGGTCTCGCCAGTGATTTCCGGTGCGTTGATCCCGAGTAGCCGGATGCGCTCGCCCTTGAGCCAGACGTGACAGCCGAGGTCCAGGTCCACCGTGACGGTATCGCCGTCGTGGACGCTGACGACCCAGGCGCGGTATTCGTACATCTCTCTACTTCCGAACGCACGAGTAATCAACGGTCTGCGCCGCCGCGTCGATGGCCGTCACGGTGTTGATGTTGAGGAGCCGCAGGTTCAGCGTGTTGGCCGTGCCGAAGCAGCCCTTGAGCCCAAGGTCGTCGTGGAAGTCCGTGCGCGGGACGCATTCGCAGACGTCGTTAGCGGCCAGTCCAGTCACCGTCGCTGTAGCGGTCCCGGTGTTGGCAACAGTGGGGTCGATGTTCGGCGGGTCCATCGAGACGTTGCCGGCCCGGATCTCCGTCCTGACATTGGCGGTCTCGCTCATCGCCACCACTAGCGACGGGCCGTCAGGCTCGGAATCAGGAGGATTCGCCAGCCCGTCGTTGATCCGCAGGATAGGAGGGTCCGCCCCGGCCTCCGCCCACAGGTGGACCCAGCCGTCGTAAAACGTAATGTGGCCGTTGGAGAAGTTGCCGCCGCCAAAGTGGAGGTTGCCTTCACCGGAGCCTCCGCTCTGAGGGTCAATGAGCAGCGCCGCGTTACCGTCCGAGCCCATGCCGCGCTGGTCCTGGATTTTCTCCCCATAGTGGTAGCGAGTTGCTGACAGATCGCCGGCCGGAGATTCGACGAGGATCCCGTAGCCCGTCACGCTCGCATCCGCCGGGTCCAAGTTGGCCGCGGTCGTCGAGTAGTTCACGTCCACGTCGATCCCGCCAGCACCGGTGAATGTGTTGCCGGTACCGGTTGGGTTCAGATCGACGTTCACGTCGAGCCCATGCAGGTTTCCGAGCACCTTCGTGTTGCCGGCGCCGGTCCAGGAGGCGTTCAGCTCTGACGCGGTCACGCTCCCGCAATCGGCTGACGCGGTCGTACTCGAACAATCGGCGTCGAAACGGAGACCAAGGAAGGTGTTGGGGTTGACGGTCGTGACGGTATGGCGCTCAGAGAACTTTCCGTAGATGGCGGAGCGCTGAGCCGGCACCGCCGCGTCGTCCGCGATCTGGTACACCTGGAGCGTGCCGAACGGAGACTCCGCACCCTGGTTGATCGAGACGGTAGCGCCGTTGCCGCCGCCGCTCGTGCTGTCGTCATCGATTCGCACGGTGGCCGCGCCCGGATGGGTGATGAATTCCCACGCCGCCGTGCCAGTGCTTGCACCGTCGAAACCGGTGTTGATAGCGAACGCGAACGGACGGAACGAGGACCCGGAGGAGGAGGTAAAATCCCAATTCACCTCGAACAGCTCGGCGGTGCTCCCGTTCCAAAACGTCGCCTCCATCGCCTGCGCGAACGAATGCTCGGTCGTGTCGATTCTGGCTCCCTGGGCCTGGTTGTACCCCCAGCTCATCAGATGGTCCCGGTAGGTTCCGTTTGGGCTAGCGGAACACGCGCTTGCCGGACAGTGGGAGTCCGACCCGCACGGAGAGCCCGCGCGCGAGCCTCCGTTGCATGTCCTGACCGACACATCGGAAAAGTTGGTATCGAAGCTCCACCGAGTAGCCGGCGGGTCCACCGTGCCTGGGCCGTCGCGTGTCGGCCAGCGGATCTCGTAGCCCTCGGTCGTGTCCCCGAATGCGAGCTGATCCCACACGGTGACAGCACCAGCATCGTCGTAGCTAGGAGCATTTGTCCCAGCCTGGATCATCTTCCCGGTCGTGCCGTCGAAGCGCACGACCTGGTTGTCCACCGCAGAGGCGGGGCCGCTCACGTCGCCCGTGCCGGAGCCGCAGGACACGCCGGTGCTGGAGATCACGCCAGAGGTGGATTGGAGGCAGCCGGTAGGCACATCAAGCTTGGTCGTGCCGGCTACCTGAAATGGCACGGTCGGAGCTACGTTAACGCCCAACATGCTCGGAGAGACGATTCTAACGCTGCCGTCTTTCGTGACTCGCACCCGTGCGGTGAGCGCGCCACTGGTATCGGCCGTATCCAGGGACAGATCGCCACCCGAAGAGGTTCCGCTGTCCCGAGTGGACGTGATCCTGGCGTTCACGTTCCCTTCGTGCATGAAACCGATGTCGCTTCGCCTGTCGGCCGTGGTGTCGCCGTTGTTCCGCGTAGCGACGGCGGGACTCCCGTGAGCCCCTGAGTCGAGCACGCCCTCGACGCGGCCGAGCGTTCGGTTGATCCCCACGGTATCCGGATCGCCCAGAACGTAGGTAGCCAGCGTCTCCTGAGCCGAGGTCGCAATGGTCTTGCCGCCAACCTGGTCGTTAACCAGGTTCGTGCAGACCGTGGAGTCGCACTTGATCGCCGACAGGTTGATGTTCGTGCTGGAGGTCGCGCTGCTGATCTGCACCAGGTCGGTGATCGAAGAGCCGCCGGCCGCCGTGAGCCCTGACAGATCGAATCCTCGGACCATCCCGGTAGCTCCTATCTTTACTCCGGTCGTGCAGAACTCGACGTGTAGATTCTTGGCCGCGATACCCTCCACGTTGTCCAGGGACAGGCACGTCCCGACCGCACCGCCAGCCGTGGAGCCGTGGATCGTGATGTCGGAGAGGAAGCGGCCGGCCGGAATGTTCCCGGACGTGCCGCCGTCCACGCGGAACCCCGTGGATGTGGAGTCCGAGCTGTCGGACATGAGGATAGACACGCGCTCGTAGGAATGGTTGCGCGAGAAGGGACTCACGCCGTCGCTGTTGTCCACCCAGACTCCGTACTTGACGCAGTCGGTGACGTTAACGTCCCGGAGCCCGCCGTTCTCTTCGGAATCGACGCTCCTCACACCGATGCTGTTCGCGCCATCCACGCAGGCGAGCGACATGTTCTCGGCGCGCGTACCTTCTCCGCCCGCGAGCTTGACCATCGCCTTAGTGCCATCCCAAGGGAAGCCGCCGGTCGCACGGAGCCGAGCGCCGCCGCCGGTCGTAAGACCACCTCCTCCCTTGGCCGCGCCACGGAGTACGACTCTGGTACCCAGGCTGATCTCGTTTCCGACCATGCATTGGTTGTTCGTGCCGATGACGCGTGACGAGGGCAGCAGCACAGTACCTCCGCCCACGGCCGCCGCCGCGTCCGCCGCCGCCTGGATCTCCGGCTGATCGTCGCCGGTGCCGTCGCACAGCGCGCCAAAAGACAGCACATCGAAGCTCGGATGATCTTCGGTCACGAGGGAACGCACTGTCGTCCGCTGTGTACTCGTGTTGTATGTGGCCTCAACGGCACCGCCGAAAACACCGCCCTGATTGAACTGGAGCTGCGTGTTCGAGCCGGCCGGATTGCCAGCACCGCCGCCAACATCGCATTGCTGCCACTGGAGAACGCCTCCGCCCTGGTCCACACAGCAAAAGGTCTTGCCGAGGTCGACGCCGACCGTGACCTTCTTCGACTGACCGAGGAGTCCCTGGCAGCCCCCGGTCGGCGCCGACCCGGTAGACGTGACGGGGCGCGGGATCACCGTCTGGGCTTGTACGCTCCTCCACGAAAACACGGCCAGGATAAGAGCGGCAAGTCTGCGCATCCTAAGTCCCTCCGGTAGCCACCACCACCCAGCCAAACACGTCTGCTGCGTCGGAGATCCACCAAGCAATCTGCTCGGGCTGGTTGAGCAGCTTGATCCGCGCTACCTGTCCTGGAGATGGGTTCGTCGGGAACTCGTACACCCTGGGGAGCACCGGCGAGCTGATGGCCGGAGCGGCGGACGCGGTGATGAACGGAACTTCATAGAGCAGGTCCAGGCTCTCCCAAACCATCCGGTAGTCCGCGCCGATCACCGTCTTGTCGCGTATCGGAACAGGGCCGGTGTAGTTCAAGAGACCTACCGGGATGTAGTTGATGCCGCCGTCCATAGACAGCTCGAAAGACCACTCTTCCCCGCGGTCCTCCCACTTGTTCACGATGTCCGCGACGGTTGCCTGATCGTTCATGGTGGTGATTGAGATGGCCATGTCCACCTGGTAGCGAAGGCCGTCCCGCCGAGTCCTCCGACGCCTGTTCACGTCCTCGGTCCTCGACTGGATCAGCTCGTGCGACTCGCGCATCCTCTCGGGGCCGCCTAGGTCCGTGAGGGCAGTCATCAGGTCTACGATGACCTCCGCTCCGTTCAGCGGAGTCTCCCGGAGGAGCGCGTACCTGGAGTACCCGTCGCTCACGTCACGACCTCGATGAGACGTAGGTCCTGAACTCTCTCCAGAACGTCGGTCTCGGCCTCCATCACCTGGTACTCGATGCCGTCCAGCACGACCCACCGGAGCGGAGCTAGCAACTCACCGTCCTCCTGGATTGTTACCTGTTCCTCCCGTCGTATCCTCGACAGGAATGCCGAGTAGGCTTCAGCCACCGCCTGCGCGAGCGACGAGGTGGTGATAAGATCGCTGTCCAGCTCGAGCCGACGCTGCGATTCCCCGGTGTCGCCGCCGATGATCTCGATGTCCTCGCCTTGCTCGGTCTTGCCAGTCACCTTCACGGAGGTTCGGAATTGCTCGCTGAGCTGCCGCGTCTCACGAGAGAGAGGCGTATCCAGCTCGAACGGCCCGGGGCCTTGTGATAGCTGCGTCTGTCTGGACAGGAAGTAGCCGACTCGAAAGTGGTCAACGGTCACGACCGACAGAGAAGCGAGAGCGAGATCTCTGAGGGCAGCCGAGCAGCTCTTGCCATGGAAGTCGGCATATGGGATCACGCCGGCAAACTCGGTTGAGGCAACAAACCACCGGTCTCCGGCATACCCAACCAACACGAGCCTACCATCGGCCACCTCGAACACCGTTTGCAAAAGGCGCCAGGTCTGGTCAGATAGCTCGTAGGTTGTCAATTGGGTCCACACGGAATCCCAGACGATCATCCTAGTTTTGCCGCGTTCGGTGTACATCGCAAGCACGAAACCGTTGAGGTAGCGAGCGGTCCAGATGCGAACATCGGCCGGTGTCGTCACGCTCTTCACCGTCGCCCGTGTGGCTGGGTCTATGACCGAAAGGGTTGTTCCGGAATGGTGGAGGATCACCCCGAGATCGCGCATACAACGGAAGGCCCCGCCTTGAAACTGCGAGAGCGTAGAGATTAGGACACCAGCCGACGTACGGACTTGAGAGGATTGGTTGACGCCTCCGTCGTCCCAAGCGATCCACACCTCATCCTGGGTCGGCTCATACTCGCACTTCCCGTGCTTGATGGATGGACCCTGAGCAGTAAGGCTCGCGATGGTCGCACCGTCCTTCTCCAGGCTGAGCCGCGTATCGGGGAACGTTCCGAGGTCAAGGACCATCTGGTATCGGTGGGAGCCGGCGTGATCCCAAGCGAAGCCGGTACCGAATCCACCGTCGTCAGGATAGACGCCGGTTCCGAAAGCTAGGATGCTGGCAGGCTCGGTGAGCAGATAGGGCCTCCAGTCTCCCTGAGTCGCGTTTGAAGTGGCGCCGTCGGACCACTCGCCCTGTGGATCTATCGAGGTCTTGCGCTTGGTCGTAACGGCCGGAGGAAATGTGGCCGTGATGGCTCCGACCTGGTCCACGATGCTTAGGGGATTCCCGACCGGCAGTCCAGTCTTGTTTATCTCGGTTGCTACGGGGTAGGCCGAGATGGCATCTTCCTGGATCTGATAATCCGAGATGCCTGCTTCTGTAAACAGATCGGCGGCCAGAGCCTCGACCGTCCGGTTGCGGTAATATGGAGTTATCAGGGTCAGCTCTCCGCTAGTGATCGTGTTGGTCCAATTCTCGACCGTCGTCACCTGAGTAGAGCTGTCTACCGTAGCGATCTCCTGACTCTCTTCGGCCGTGGGGCCTGTGAGCCTGATCTCGTCGCCCACAACGAGTTGACCGCTGCTGGATAACGTGACGACCTTCGTTCCTCCGGTTACGCTCCCGGTCTGAGCTCCTATGTCCCTTTTGACATTCTCCGCCGACGCCTTCTCCAACAGCTTCGAGTAGGCAAACAGTTGGATCGAGGCCGTTCGCTCCTTGCGGTCGTAGCTGAGCGACCATGGCAGATCCAGCATGCCAGCGAAGAGTAGCTGCCGTTTGGCGCGCCGCCTCTCTAGCGTCCGCCAGATCCTCATCTCGTAGATGTCGTCCGCAGTCGCGTTCGCCAGCAGAGCCTCCAGATCACCGTCCCGGTCGTCCAGCTCGAGCGAGATGTCGTCGTGTACGAACTCAAGCAGGTCCTCCTCGATGGCCTGCGAGAGATCGTCTATGGACGAAAGCCGCTCCGTCAGGTCCAGCTCGGAACCGTCAGGAGCTGTCAGAACGACCTGAATCTCCTGGAGCATCGCTCACTTCACGGTCGCGGTGGCCGAGAAGGTCACGGACGTACCGGTCAACGCCCAGGCGACCCGGACGAAGGCCCACGGTAGGTGTTTGAACAGCGCGGAGAACTTCTCGGCCGTGGTCGTGCTCTTGTTTAGCACCACCTCTATCCGGTTGTTCGTCGATGCGGTCCTGCCGGGACCGCAGACCTGATCGGCCTGGATTGGGTAGCCGGCGGCCTGGCTCTTGTCGTTCGTCCCCTCGAGCCAGAGGTCGAAGTCGGTGATCGCCACGCCAGCCGTGATGTCCGCGAGCAGCGAGAGCATAGTCGCGGTGTTGGCCGCGAACCAGGCGCCGTTCCCGGTCGCGGTCTGCGTTGCGCTCGCTTGCAGGGCTAGAGATTGGACAGCCATTACCTCATCCTCCTCGGTTGGTCTCGGACTGACTCACGCTGGATCTCACGGACGGCCCGACGGAACTCCGAGCGCTTGCCAAGCACCGTCAGGCCGTGGAAGTGGAACTCCTCACGCTGGTCGAACGCGTTGCTTGTGCTACTTCGGTTGTCGTTCGTGATGGCGTTAGAGGGCGGCTGTAGGCGCGTCTCCTGCAACCTAGCGAACATTCCGCGCCCGACCTCGCGTAGCAAGTCGTCGGCCCAGCGACGGCCCGTGCGCCGAGCCAGCTCGTCACTCTCTGGTTCATCGAAGCCGCCACGTGTGAGCCTGAGCGGTACGGTCTGGCGCCGTCGCTCCGGTGTTTCCGGTTCCTGTCGAGTAGGCCTGGTCCCTGGCGCGGATTCACCGCCACGCACGACCGCAGCCGGAACCGCCGAGCTCGCCGGAGCCTGGGCTTGCCCGCCTACACTCGCACCACCAGAGGAGGTCCCGATGTTGGTCTTCTGAATGTTCGCCACCTGCTTGAGTCCAGCCGCGAGCATGATCGCCCCGGTGATCAATCCGAAGATGCCGCCCTGGGCAAACGCCTTGGTAACCGCTTCGTATGTGTTGATTAGCGCCAGCGCGATGGCGATCGCCTTGCTCTTGGGGAAGAGCGTCGTCAGCGCACCGAGTATCGTGTTGGCCGATTGGATGAATTGCTGCTTACGAGCCTCAGCGGTCGCCTTCTCCAGCTCGATGATGGCCTTGTTGGTCCGCGAGGTGACCGCCTGTAGCCTAGCAGATGTGCGCTCATGAACGCGGGTGATTTGCTTGTCTGTCTCTTCTCGAAGCTCTACCTTTTGACTCTCGAACTCAGCCGAAGCTTCGGCTATCTGCTCATCACTGGCCAGAGAGGCGCGTAGGTTCGCTATTCCGATCTGCTTCGCAATCTCGATCTGCTCTATCGCCAGGTCGCGCTTGTGTTCTACGCGAGCAATGTCGTCTTCTTCCTCCGCCAGGATCGCGCGCTTGCGTTCGTCCGCTTCGAGCTGAATCAGCTCTCGGTCGAGTCCTAGCGTCTGCTCGTGAGCGATCTTCGCGCTGGCGATCCTCAATTCTAGATCGGCCGCCTCGGCGTCGGCCCTGGCCTCGCCTAGAGAGCGCAGCGAATCTATCTCAGCCTGCGCCCCGGCCTCTGCGAAAATTGCGGCCTTGTCCGCCCTGGCCAGAGCGTGCGCGAGCTGTAGGGCGGTGATGTCCTCCTCGGCCGCCTCGGCCGCCGCGATCTTCGCATCGTACTCCCGGTCCAGCAGCTCCAGCTCCAGGTCGAGCCGTCGCTGGCTCCCCTCCTCGGCTGTCGCGATCTGTGCCTCCAGGACGGCGATCTCAGCCTCTCTGGCCCGCTCTGCGCGCGTGCGGTTGAAATCGTCCAGCCTCCGGACCCGCTCGGCGTCGAACGCCTCGTTGACCTTCGCCAGATCCGCGTGCAGCTTCTTCGCCTCTTCCAGCCTGGCTGTCCGCTCGATCTCCAGCGCCGACAGCTCGGCGTCCAGCCGCTCGCGCGTGCCGGTCTGTGCGCCTTCCGCGCGGATCGCCGCCAGGTCGGCCGCGAGGTCGCGCTCGAAGTCCTTCCGTTGCTCGGCCAGCTTCGCCGCCTCCTTGGCGTCCTCCTCGGCTGCCTTTCGGCGCGCGATGTCCTCTAAAGTCTTGCGTGCCTCGGCTTCGGCGGTAGCGCTCACTTGTCCGCGCTTGCGGTAGATGCTATCCAGCTCAGATAGGCCACCCTCCAAGGCGGCGGACACGTCAGCAGCCGCCTCGGCGAGCACGCGCGTCAACTCCGCGCGGTACTTGGCCGGACCTTCCACGAACAGCTTCCGGAAGTCGAACGTCGCAGCCAGCACGCTCCCAAGATTCTCGAACGCGGCGATGATTACCCCAATGTCCGTCCCGATGATCGCGCCTAGCCCCTGGAATCCCTTGATGAGCGCTGACAGAGCGCCAGACGTGACCGTCACGGCCGGAGCGAGAGCGGAGCCAACCAACTCCTTGAGGTTCGACCACGCCGCTGCCTGCCTGTCTATCGCGTCCGTGGTGTCCTTGAGCGAGTCCGCCAGGTTGCCATACTGAGCAAACAGAGCCTCGACAATCTCGGCGTTCGTAGCTGTTTCCGCGTTGACTCCTCGAAGCTGAATCCCGAGACTGCTTAGCGCTCGGACTCCCTGCCCTTGTATCACCAACGCGAGCGCCTGCGCGGCCGTACCAACGTCCACGAAGCCAGACTCGGCGATGTTCGCGGCGAGCCCGGTCGCGGCCAGCGCGGCGTCGGTGTCCCTAGTGATGCCGATGAACTTCTGGAAAACAGGGATGGTCTCGCGAAGCAGACCATCGCCGGCGTCCTGGATTGCTCTCAACCGGTCTTCTACCTTTGGAAGCTCCTTCTCGGCATCGAGCCCAAGATTCCGCATGACGATGCGGATGGCGTTGAAGCCGCGCTCGATTGCCGCGAATTCTCGAACCGCTTCCCGACCAAACCGGAGCGCCTGGAACAGCCCGAAGAACCCGAGCAGTTGACGGCCGAGCGTCTTGAGGCTTTCGGCCATACGGCCCTGTGTGCGAGTAGCTTCCGTCGTCGCACGCGAGAACCGATCTACCTCCGCGCGCGCTCCCTGGGCGCGGCTTGCAAGGTCCCCATACTTGCCTCTCAGCTCGGCCAGTATCTCCGCTTCCTGCCGGAGTTGACCGTTCTGATTGCGGAGTGCTACCCCCAGAGCTTCGGCCGCGACCCGCACATCTCCCTTGAGGACCGCCGCAACTCCCCGGGCCGCGTCTGCGAAGGACACGTTCGCTTCCTTCGACAGATCCACCGACAGCTTGACCGCCGCGAGCGAGCCTGGAAGCTCCCTGGTGATCCCCAGGAAGCGGGTGACCGCCGGGACGAGTTGCTGCTGGATCGGCCCGCCGGACTCGGCGAGTTGTCGGGTGAAACGGTCGGCGAGCTGAAGGCCCTGAGCGCCCTCGCCAGTCCGTTTCAGTTCCTCGCCAAGACGGCCGAACGACTCGGCGAGCTGCTGCGCGGCCTGCCGGCGGTCCTCCTCGGTCGCTCCTCGAAGCGCCTGCCCTAGCCGCTGCGCCTCCTCAGATGCTGTCCCTAGCGCCTGCCCGGTCTTCTCGCCAGCTTGGCCTACCTGATCAACACCCTTGGCGGCCCCGCCCGCCTTCGCGCCGAGCGCTCCGACCTCGACGCCGGCCTTCTTGGCCTCCTCCTCGATCCGCTTGAGAGCGGCGGATGCGCGGGCCCCTCCATCGCCCTTCATGAGGATCTCGATTGCCGCGCGGATGGTAAGTTCTTCGGCCATCTAGTTCACCAGCGGTCGCTTCTTCACCCCGATACCGGCGAATCCAGGAATGGAGGCCATGGAGAGCGGCGTCGCCTTGATCGCTGACCCTTGGTCGCGCCTGACCTCCGTCAGCGCCACGACCGCCGCCAGAGGCCAGCCGTTCGCGACCTCCATCGGAGAGACGCCGAACCGCTCAGCAAGCTCGACCGAGACGAGGAAGAGCCCGTCCTCTCCCATCCCGGAGGACCTCCGGTAGGACCGCTGCAGCGAGCGCGCGACCGACAGAACGGCCAGCAGCGAGACCATGGCGCGCACGCAGTCGGGCACAGCCGCATCCTCCGGGTCGTCCTCCGTGCAGGTGCCGAGCACTTCCTCCGCTCCGTCCAGATCGGCGAGAAGCACGCCCAGCAGAAGCGCCTGGGCGCACGCCTCCGACGATGGGACCAGCGCCGGGTCGTCGCGAAAGCCCGACTCTAGCCCAGCCAAGGCGCCGCCGTAGCGATCGAGAAACGTCCAGAGCGTGGCGAGCGTCGGCGCCAGAACCGTGTAGCGGCGGCCTCGGTGCTGGACGACTCGCCGCCGACTGATGAGGTCGGCGAACATGGCCCTATGCCCAGACGGCCTTCATGTACTTGCCTGCCGCGGCCACAGAGTCGTCGCGAAGCACGCGGAAGACGCCGCGCAGGATCGTCCACTCGCCCTTGCCGAACCGTAGCGGCTGGAACTCCGCGAGCTGGCAGCGCCAGAGCGTGATCGTCAGCGAGGTGTACGGAGCGGCCACGTCTTCATTCTGCACGAGCTGGATCTGATGGTACTGCGTGACCGCGTCGCCGACCTCGAGGGTTCCTCCCGTGAGGTTCGCGGCTGGCTGCGCCATGAAGATCCGTACGTGCTCTGGCTTACACTCGAGCGTCGGGATGTTGATCGAGATGACCTGCCCGGTGATCTTCGTGGCGATGACGCCAAGAGACCTCTCCGACGTGCGGTCGATAGTCTCCAGCGCGTACGGTATCTCCACCGGCTCCGAGGTGTGCCCCGCGTCGACAAGCGTACCGGCCCCACCAGCCGTGACGTACGCTCCGACCGACACGATGGCCGGGCCGATCTGGAGTAGAGTGCTGTCAGTCGCCATGGTCTCTCCTTTTCTGTCCCGGCCTGCCGGGCGTTATGGCTCCTCGATCTCTTCGGTTGGCGCTGTAGGCGCGCTAGGCGCCGTTTCGGTGATCCGTGCGTTTCCGTTGCCGATGTGGTAGGCAATGTGTTCGTCCGATACGTAGGCGAGAGGGAACGCCTGGCCAGGGTGGGCCGCGACGATGTCCCCACCTATGGTCTCGACGCGCCGAAGTTCGAAGTCCGAGGTAGCTATCCAGCCTCCGTTAGGAGCAATCGTCGCGCGCGTCGAATCGGCCCTGAGCGCCTGGAACTCATGCACAACCTCGTCGGGAATCGGCTGCCCCTCATAGAACTCCAGCGTGTCGAGCACGTTCTTCGAGCGCCGCGTCTCGAACCAGGTTCGGCTTGGAGCGCGTATGCCCGAAAAGACGAGAAACTTTGCCATCCTGACCTCTACTGCGGAGGCAGGTCGCTCCGCTGAAACGCGATGTTCAGGTCCAGCACGAACCAGACCTCCGCGTGCCGTTGCTCCGGGTCGGTCCCTGCTTCGCTGCGGACGCTCGCGACTTTGAGATCGTGGACCGCGCCACCTAGACGCAGGTCTCCCAGCAGAGCGTTCCAGATGTCTTGACGGAGAAGCGTGGCGATCATGACGAGTTGACTGTCGTGGCCCTGTAGGACCGTGTCCTCTACGTATCCGACGATGGATTGCTTCAGAGTGAGTTCCACGAGACCGCGCTCGAAAATCTTCGGCGCCGTAACCTCGCCGGCTTGTGGCAGGCATAGGTAAGGGAGCTTCCATCCCTTCCGTTCCTTCGGCCGGCGGTGCTCCATGTGGACGCCGCCGAGCGAGAAGTTGTACTGAGGCGGGCCGTTGATCTCCTGGAGCGCCAAGCTCAGCTTTTCGAGCGCCTGCAGTTCAGTGGCCATCAGTACCCTCGAAGGCGTCAGGCAAGAGAATGCGTCCACGTACCAGCCTTTCAGGTTCGGTCCGGTAGTGAGCAGCCTGAACCGGCAGACTGGGGCTATCGGCGTGAACGGGATGGAGAACAGCCTCCAGCTCGACCCGACTTTGGTCACCGAGTGATAGTTGACGAGGGAGCCGTCTCCGAAGTCGATCTGAACGACCAGCGGCTGGACCGCGTCCCCGTCGTGCGCGGCGAAACCGAGCGTCGCCTCCCAGCCGGCCACGAGCGGCGTCAGGTTCTCGTAGCGGATGGCCGGCAGACCAAGTCCGGCGGAGCGGATCAGCTCCACCGAGAAGGAACCGTCGTACGCCTTCGCGTTCGTGTAGACAGCCGAGCCTTCCAGCTCGAACGGAGCCACGCCGTCCTCTAGGTCGCCATTCGTCACGATGTCGATGATCGGCAGCATTCATCGGCCCGTCCTCGTTAGCAGCCGAACGCGACGCAGGACATGAGGTCGGAGCGCCTTCGTCCCGCGCGCCGCCATCTCGTCCAGGTCGCGACTGCCGAGACCTATGGGGTCACGGACAGGCAGATGGCGACCGCCCCGATGGTGGAAGAGCGCGTAAGGAACACTCGTACCCATCCGCACGTACCAGCGTCCGCCTAGTCGGAAAACATCCCGGATGTGCTCCGGGCCTTCCTTGGCTAGCGACTCGCGGAGCCTACCGGTGAGAGTGAGTATCCGGTTCTGCCGGAGCCGAACGGACTTTCCGCCAATAGACGCGAGGAAGCCTCGAGGCTTCTTCGTCCTGACCGAGCCCGCGAAAAGGAGATCCTTGCGCCTCTTGTGCCGAGGCGACAGCGGAGCCCACTTGCCCGCTCCGGACGCTCCCTCGGTCTGGAACAGCCGCTCCTCCGCGATCCGGAAGCCGGCGTCCAGCGCCTTGCCGGCGTCGAGAGCTGCTGCGAGGTCTAGCGCAAGCGCTCCGGACAGATCCCTGGTGCGCTGCGACCTTGCCGCCTCCTGCTGGATCCTGCCGAAGACGCTTTGCGCCTCCCGCAGGCCCTCGACCGTCAAGCGGGCGTCAAACACGGCTAGGTCCCGAGCGAGATCGCCTGGAGCTTGACCTCCGCGTGTGGCACGTCCACCTGCACGCGGCCGGCCGAGTCGTAGACGTTCGGAGGGAACGGCCCCACCACGGCGTGCTCGCCGTTCAGCAGGCTGACGCTTTTGTCCGCCACGGCCTCCCCGTCAACGGTCGGTTGGGTTATGACGGTGCAGACGCGAGTCGTCACGCCGGAGTTGCGGAGCAACAGCAGCGTCTTGCCATCGTTGGCGAAGTCGTGATTGTTGGCCGAGTCGCCGCTGACTTCCGTGCCGGACGCCCCCAGCAGGAACTTCGTGCGACTCGTGCTCGTGACCGGAACGTTCGTCCTGGGCATCTACTCCTCCCCGTCACCACTTCTGCGTGACGTGAATCAGGTCTTCCACTTCGAGTTCCTGCGGGCTATTCACCTTCGATCGAAGGGCCACGGCGAGTACACCGGCCGCGAACGCCAGAAGCTCACCCAAGACCCTGTAGCCCTCTTCCCACAGCGCCTTGGCGGGCGGCGGGGCCTCCGGGTCGTCTCTCGTGTCGTGCGCTGCCACCACGTCACCAGCGGCGAGCATCGCGTTCACCTTCCTGACCAGGCGTTCCAGGGCCTTCCCGTCGTCGCTCGCTGTTGAGATCGGCGCGGATCCAGAGGCCGGGGTGGCCGCGTAGCCTACGGCCGACAGACGTGCCTGAATCTGCCCAGCCCGCTCGGCCATAAAATCTAGTACCTCGGGGCCTGTGGGCTGCGTGGTCGCGGTGTATGCGCCTCTACCTACATGGGCCTCCACGTCGGTTTGAGCGCAGAAGGCATCGGCGTCGTCGTAGGCCATCTATCCTGCCGCCTCTAGCGCCTCGATCAGCTCGCCCTTGCTCATCTGGTAGATGCCGGTCAAGCCGCGCTCTCTCGCGATGTCCCGGAGGGTAAGCAGCGTCAACTCACCCAGTGATCGCGGGACCGACGGCATCTCCTCCGTGACCGCCTCGGACTTTTCCCAAACGACCGTGAAGTTGCGCCTGAGATATTCGAGCTTCGCCTGGTCGAGCGTGTCCGCTACCTCCACGGTCGAGCCCTTCGCTAGGTGGATGCCGAACGGCGCAGCGTCCAGGTCGGTGTCGTTTCGGAATCTCATGCTCTCCTCGTGAGGGGCGGGAGCGCCGTTACCCCCGCCCCGGGATGACTAGGTGAAGATGTAGCTGACGGCCGTTGCCCACTGGCCGTAGATCGTCTCGCCCCACCAGGAGGCGTCGAACACGGCGTTACCAGACGAACGGAACTCGTCTCCTTCGAGGTTGTTCCCGAAGTCGAGTGCTCCAGCTTCCTGGATCACCAGAGGCTTGTGCCCGCTCCCGGCGTACAGCATGTAGAACGCGCCGGTCGCGCCAGGGGCGGTCAGGAACGGGTTGACCCGTACGGTGAACGTGCCTTGCAGGTCGTTACCGACCGGGCCAGTGAGAGCGTCCGCCTTGAGGACCCGCATCGCGATGGATCGGTAGTCCGGTGGAACCATCACAATGAAGTTCGCAGGGTCATCGCTCGGCGGATACATCGGGTCCCCTCGGTCGTCCTTGTAGCTGAACAGCTTGTCGAACTGAGCACGGATCGCGGTCGCCATCTCAAGGTCGGTCGGGGTCGCTCCGGTCGCAGCCGTGCCGGTTAGATCGTTGTCCTGCGAGGTCGTGTACTCGGCGCCGCTCCAGGCGTGATCGGTGTCGAAAAAGAGCTGCCCGTCCGGTCCGAGCGTGGTAACGCCGGCGTTGAGCAGATCGCTAAGCTTCTTCGTCTTGTGCGCCCGGGCCTTCTCGCCCAGGTTTCCGGTCAGCCTGGCGATCTCGTCCCACTGCTGGAACTTGATGAGCTCCTTGTCGATGCGAACTCCTGACTTCCACGCCTTGTTCTTCCCAGTGTAGCTGTACTCGTTGGCGACCTTCACGTTGCCATCGCCGGCCCACTCTTCTGGCATCGGCGCGCCGCCGAGCCAGGCGTAGGTGTCGGTCTTCTGCGTTGATTGCCTCATGTAGACGAGGCCAGAGAACGGGTCTGGAATCGCGTAGTACGTGTTCCAGAAACTCTGTTGGGCGGTCTTGAGTAGGAGGGCGATTCCGCTGGTTAGCATCTCATCCTCCTATGCGAAGTAGCCGGAGGCCGGCGTGGTTGCGATGTTGATGTAGAGCGCGCCAGTCCAGCCGCCGCCGATGCGAACGAGCATCTGCGTGGCTGTCACGCGTAGGATCCGGCCTACAACCGCGTCGTTGTCGGCCAGAACGTCGGACGCCACGGTGTCTCCGAAGGACACCATGTCGGCCGGATTGTCCGTGGGGGTCGCAGATACGTCGGCTATCAGCAACTCACCCTCATCGGCCGCCGCTACCGCGGCGCCTACTGGGAGCCACACGAGTCCCTCGATGAGGACCTCGACTTCGTCGGCGGCCGCGGCGATGACTTGATTCTTAGGTGAGATGCCGAGTGGGCGGTCTCCGGTCGCGTAAGTGACCTGCGCGCCTCCGGCCGTGTCGATGTAGACGATGGCCCCTCGGTAGAACGTGTCGGCCGCGTTCGCGCTGAACTTGGCGATTACCGGAGTGCCAACGATTGACCCGTTGGTATCCGCTGCAAGAGCTGCCATAGGATCGGTCTCCTTCTGGGCGGGCCTGGGAAGGAGACCGCCGAACCGGGAGCCCGCTTGGCCCGGCCCTTCCCGCCGGGCCGAGCGGACGCCCAACAAACGAAAAGGCCGACTTCCCGTCTCCCCCCGTACGGGGAAAGGGAGTCGGCCTACGCTCCCCGCGGTTCATGAGGCCGCGGGGTCAAGAGGGCTGCGGCTACTTCTTCGCGGCCGCCGCCGTCTTCCGCGCCTCCATCACGGCGCGCGCCTGCTCCTCGGTCGTGACGCCCACGAAGTCGATGCCGAGTCCCAGCTTCTTCATCTGGGCTTCCTCCTCGGCCGTCAGCGTGACCTTCTCGGGATCGGCCGCCTTCGCCGGGTCGTGGCCGCTCTTCACGGTCCCAGAACCCAGCGAAATCTTCGGGCCGACGCCGGTCAGCACGCGGACGTGCGACTGGAACGCCGCGAGCGAGGCAAAGTTCTTCTCCATCCACGCGGTCGGGTCGGGTTCCCATCCGTCGAACAGCGCCGGGGCAAGACCCTTCTCCACCGCTTCCGTGATCGTGAGCTTGATCGAGTGGTCGCTAGTCTCACGGTCCTGCTTCTTGACCTTCAGCTCAAGCTCTGTCTTCGCAGTCTCGAGCTGGCGAATCGTTTCGCCCTGGGCCTTCGATTGCGCCTCCAGACGGTTGGCCGATGAAACCGCTAGGGTCTTGTCGTTCAGCGCTGCGGTGAGCGCGGCATCACCGTCAGATACCGCCTTTCGCAAGGTGGCGATCTCCGAGGTGTATCCGGCCTGATTGGTCTCCAGGCGCGTTATCTTGTCGTTCGCGAGCGCGATCTTGCTGTTGAAATCCGCAACCGCGGCCTCGTGAGTGGCGAGGCTGATCGTCTTGTCTTCTGGCATCTTGCCCTCCTGCCTCTCCTCGAGGCTGAGTTGAATCCTTATCGACGTCTGAACCCTAGTTGGCATGAACGCTGCGGCGATAGCATGAGGTGGCCCGAATTGGAGTTCCTGGGCTGGTCGGTTGGTGAACACGCCTCCGTACACACTCCATCCCTTGAGTGTGATCGAAGGCCATTCCACGTTCAAGCCAACATCGGGAGAGAAACTTCTCCACGCTCCAGACCTGATCTCATGGAACAACATTGGCGTGGCGAAAACAGAAGCCCAAATGGAATCTCCGCGAACATCCATGGAGTTGAAAAACGCCGGCATCGGTCCGGCTGTGTCGCCTAGCGTTGCGGCGTGAGGATGGACACCAACCGGGATTGGACTCCCGTAACGACCGAAGTTCGAGACCACCTCGGACAGAATCTCCGGGGTTATCTTCCAGGTCTTGTTGACCGGTTTCGCTGTCTTGCTTAAGTCGATCTCTCCTACCTTCATGATCGGGATCTCGACAACCCCACTCCCATCGGCATTCTCTCGGACTATCCGGAACGGGACCGCTCGCAGAGTGGCGAGGCTCATGGCTATCGGGGTCGCTCCCATCATGCGATCCACTTCCTCGTCGGTCATGTGGTCTGAGAGCGAAGCCAGGTTCGCGTTGCAGATCGCGTAAGCGCTCTGCTCGCTATGGCCCCTGGCCATCGCCTTCTCAACGCATTGATGGAGCTTCCCTGGCATCAACTCCTCATCGGCAGAACCAAGCCAGCAGGCTTGACCATCTTCGCCCGCTCGCGCTGAACCGAAGCGATTGAGATGAGCACCATGGCGACCGCGTCGGTGATGACCTGTAGCGCCTCCAGAAACACGGCGTGCCCTGGTATAGACGGATCGGCAATCGCCTTACGAATCTTCTCCGACTGCGCGCCGCATCCGGTCGCAAGGTTGAGGCAAGTCCTGGCGAGTTGCTGGTGGTCGTCGAGATTGATCATCACGGTCTTTCGATCTCCGACCGGCATGTTGTTCATCGGTCTGTACCCCTCCTGCTGATCCTCCTGGGGATTCGGCCAGCCAGAGGGCCGAGGCGAGGCGACTTGGTTGCGACCTGGGCTGGAGCTGACACGGCGGCCACGGCCTGCTCTCCTCTTCGCACCTTGCGCCTCTCGCGCTCCAGCTTGACCTGAGCCCGATGCTGCCGACGCTCTTCCCAGTGCTCGGCGTGGATCTGGCGGGAGAGCGTGCGGATCATGCTCATGCCGCGACCCCCACGTAAAACCCCCTGCACCGCTCGCCTCCCTGGCACAGCGCTGGCGGCATCAGCCGGTGATAGTCCTCCGAATCAACGTCTACCACCGCACCGTCCAGCGTGACACACACCTCGCACGTCCGGTCGTCTAGGATTTCGCTCCGAACGACCTGCTCGACGCGCCCAAGGTCGGCCTGCCACTGGATCTCCGCCGAGCGACCCTGGTTGTACGCCACGCTCGTGCTCTTGCGAGCCAGGTCGTCGAGCGGCTTCTCCGATAGCCCTTCGAGCCGCGCCCGCATCGCCCTCCCCAGCGCCTCACCGGTCACGCCCTCTCGGTTGAGCCGGGCCCACTCGGTGAGCGCCTCGCCCATCAGCCGATCCCACATCGCGGAGATGTCGAGAGTCGCCACGACCTGGGCTTCCTCGGCGAAGGCGGAAGCGTATTTCCTAGGCAGCGTCACGTCCTGCCTCCGTCTGGCTCGTGATCTCCTGGCTAGCATGATCAGACCCGCGCTCGCCTACGTCCTCGAGCGCCTTGGTGATCGCCTGCGACGCCTTCTCCACGCCGCGGAACTTGCTCCTCCGCTGGCTCTCTAGATTGCGCGCGTTGATCTTGCCGCTCGCTACCCGCCGCATGATCTCCTCCAACATCCGCCAATGCGTGTCCCGAAGAACGAGTAACAGATCCCGGTCTCCTTTGTCAAACGACTCCTGGACGGCTGCGAGGTTGACATGCTTGGCCTCTAGGACGGTGCGGCGACGAAACCGGGCGCCCTTGGCGGGCGCGTCCTCCTCTGCTGGGCGCAGCAGGTCCTCGACACGCTGACGATACGAAGCGAGAGAGAGGGCGCGTTCTTCCGCTGATTTACCATTGCCGTTCTCGCCCTCTATATCCTCGCCAGCTTGCCCACCCTCGAAACCTCCGTTGCCACCTGGCCGGATGCCAGGGATGGGCTCTGGCTCGTAGGCATCGTCGGGAAGATGGAACCCGTACAGCTCCGTCACCTGCTTCCGGAGCTCGGGATGCTTCGGCACTATCCCGGCGCCAACTGCGGCGATGAGCCCTGGCATCTTCGAAAGCCTCTCCGCCGGATGAACGTTCGCACACTTGAGCCGCGGATACCGTTGCACCCCGCCGTAGTTCCAGTCCACGAGTTCTTGCACCTCACCCTTGAGATTCGCGGCGCCGATGTTGGCGAACTCCTCGATGGCGGTCGCAATCGCCCGCAGGAACATCAGCTCGATTGCGGAGATGGGTTCCGCTACCGCCTTAGCTCCGGTCGCGGTCTCGCCTAGCAGCATCGCCTTCGTGCCGCCGGCGTGCGCGATCTCTGCGTTCTCGCCGTCGATCAGGCCGCGGAGGCGATCAACGTTCTCTACCTCGAGGCCAGCATAGGAGACCTTCGGCAACTCAGGCGTATCGCCGGCAGGCCCAACGAAGACAGCCTCGGTCGGTGAGGTGCCTCGCAAGCTCTCGACGAACTCGGTCCAGTTGTCGAGCACGTCCTGCTGGGTGGACCATGATGGCGGATAGATCCCCATAGGCACGGGCGAGCCGAACTTCTGGGCCGCAATTGCGGAGTAGCGTAGGATCGCGTCCTTTCTGAACCACGGGCCCCACATGCTTCGAATGAACGAAGTGCCCTCGTAGCGAGCACCCTTCAGCTCCCAGACGTACAGACAGATTTGCTCGGCCGCCAGAGCCTCCCTGACCCGATAACTCATCGTGGGCGTCTGGTAGGTTCGGACGACCCTGGTGATCCGGTCCTCGTCGTCCAGCATCCATCCGTGCGGATCTACGCTAGCTGGTTCTAGCCAGGCCATCCGGTCGTACACGACTCTCGAGCCTACTCGGCGAGTGGTCTTCGCGAACATGGAGAATCCCGAGCTGAGCATGTCCAGGATCTCGAACAGCCGCTGCCTCCACGAGGTCTGTAGCCAATACTCCTGCCCGTAGGTCTCTCCAGATTGGCAGAGCAGATTCGCGGCAACGAACTCAGCAATGTCCTGGTCTCGCTTGTCCTCCGATGCCGGCACGATCACCCACTCGGCCGCGAGCAGCGGGAGCGAGTTGAACCGGAGCGCTCCCTTGACGTGCGGATCGGCCTCCATCCTGGCGATGGAGTCCCACTTCTTCGACCCACGCATCGCCTCGTTGATCTCCGTCTCGTACCGACCCATAGTGATCTTGACGCCGCTAGCCTGAGCTCGGTAACGCAGCGCCATCTTCTCGGCGGCGAGCTGGCGCTGTTCAAACTCGCGCACGAGCGGGATCTGACGGAGAGCGTAGGACGCGATGTTGCGGAGAACGCCCATCAGAACACCGCCTCCATGATCGGATCGACGTGACGGATCGCCCTAGACGTGTAGGTCGGGCCAACCAGGACGATAGGGAAAAGTCGGGACAGCCGGTAGCCGGCCGCGCTCGACGCGTGAGTTAGCTGCTTGTTTCGGCCGTCTATCTCGCGTGTGCCTGGCTTCCAGGAGACACGGGCCAGATCGTCCGCGAGCGTCTTGCAGTCGGGCGATAGATAGTAGCGGACGTCACCCGACGCCGACTTGAGTAGCGAGTTGAATGCGTTGACGCGCGAAGTAACTGGAGGATTTCTCGCCGGCACGTCGAACGAAAGACGCCGCCGACCATCGCCCAACATCTCCGCGATGATGTCGTAGTCTGAGCGCTTGCTCCTCGTGTCACGAGCCTTGCCGGTCGCATCTCCGTAAACCACTACGGTCTCGCGAGGAAACCGGCGTACGAACTCACGGCACGCATCGCCGGTTGTCGCGCTTCCTGGGATCATGATCTCGCCGAACTCCCAGGCCAGGTCTCCCTTGTGCTGTCCTAACGTCCAGCACATCGGGTCCACGTTGAAGTCGCACGACAGCTCGATAGGAAGCTCCGGTTGATAGCCAGAGTGCTCGGCGTTGACGTGAACCGCGCGATCGAACGTGTAGACTGGAAGGTCGTTCCAGTCAGCCCATTCGGCCTCGTACATCTGCCGGAACATGTAAGACGCCAGACGCGAGCGCTCGTCCTCAATGAACGACCCGTACTCTGCGGCTCGCTCTGCGCTCATCGCAGCCATCTTATCCCGCCAAGTCCATCGGTGGAATCCGTAGCGTCGTCGGCCGTCCATTCCGAGCACGTTGCTCTGGCTCTGCGCCAGCTCGCAGAGACGATAGAACGTGCCACCAAGTGGACCGGGGTTGCCGATGTATCGAACCGGCCCGAACGTGGCGCTGCGCCGCGTCGATATCGCGCTCTGCGCATACTCGGTCAGTTGCCCCGCCTCGTCCACCACTGCGCCCGCGATAGTCGGGCCCATCAGATGCGCCGGATCGTCCCAGGTCCGGAACTCGCATACCTGCCCGTTCGTAAGTACGAGCGGCGGAGGTGGCGCTGATCGAAACGGAGGATAGGGTCCGGCACGGATGATCTTCGAGGACTTCGCGAGCTGCCATAGGGTCCGTTGCCCAGGGACTGTCCCCACGTAGGTCGGGGCGACCCACCACCAAGGATGAGGCCCGGTGGAGCTCCACATCTTGCCTAGCAGCCAAGCGGACAGAGCGGCGGTCTTGCCGACCTGCGTTGCCGACACGACCGGCACATCGCGAGCCGGATCGGCCACGAGCCTACGCTGGTAATGGTACAGCGTAGGCAGGGTGAGCGTGTCAGCGTTCGGCTGGGCTTGCATCGGTCTCCATCGGCGAACCATCCGCGAACGTCGCTCGGCGCTCCCTAGGCTCGTCGGGCAGCTCGACTTTGAGAGGGGCGTCCAGTCCGAGCAGACGCGCTCGACGCTCCAGAATTCGGAGACAGCGATCAATCGAACCTAGGTGCCCCTGCTTGGCCTGCGTCCAGACGCCGGCCCACAGTCGGTCCAGGCGCTCAAGCTCTAGTGTTCGCAGCTCCTCCGCTGGCTCGCGGCAGATCTCACGCAACTCTCTCATGACCGCTGCGTGCACCGTCGAAGGACCGCGGTAGCCGATCTGATCTGCGATCACCTGGTAGGTCAGGCCGGCCTTTCGCAGCTCGAGGGCACGACGGTGCTTTTCCTTCGTCGCGATCTTCTCGGGCGTGGCGGCTCCGCCGATACCGGCCATGTCAATTAAGTCCTTGACGGCGCGTGGAGGCAAAGGTCGGCTGCTTCGTTCCCCCTCCAGCCCTCGGCCTTTCTTCCGGTGAAGTTCTCCCAGCGGGTAACGATGACGTCGCAGTAGGCCGGATCGATCTCCATCAGGAACGCCCTCCGGCCCATCCGCTCGGCCGCGATCAGCGTCGAGCCGCTGCCTCCGAAGAGATCGAGCACGTTCTCGCCCTTCCTCGACGAGTAGGTCATCGCGCGCTCGGCGAGCTCCACCGGCTTCTCCGTCAGGTGCACCATCGCCTGGGGAGTGACCTTCTTCACCGACCACACGTCCGTCGCGTTATTGACCCCCGGGGCGAAGTAGTGGGCCGCCCCCTCCTTCCAGCCGTAGAAGCACCACTCGTGGTTGCCCATGAAGTCCTTGCGGGTCAGCACCGGCCATTCCTTCACCCAGATGATGGCCTGGGAGAAGTAGAGGCCCGCGGCACGCAACGCGCGCGGGAACGCCTCGATGTTGCGGTAGTCGCCCCAGACGTAGAACGCACGACCGGGCTCCAGCGCGTCGGCCATTCGCTGGAACCACGCCACGAGCTTCTCGGCGAACGCCTCGTCGGAGATAAAGTCGTTCTCCAGCTCTCGATCCCTGGCGCGCATTTTCCCGGTGGGCTTCGCCTTCTCGGGGTGGCGGGCGAGGTCCAGGCCTTGGTGGTGGTGCTTGGTCTTGCGCACGCGGGCTAGCTGCTCGGACGGGACGTTCCCCTTCGTGCTTTTCAGGCCCGAGGCGATCGCGTTGTTCGAGCGGGGCTCGACCTTCACGTTGTACGGAGGGTCGGTGTGGATGAGGTGGGCACGCTCGTCCCCGAGCAGGAGCTGCAGGAGTATCGGGTCCGCGCTGTCGCCGCAGAGGAGACGGTGGCGGCCCAGGACGATCATGTCGTGCGGCTTCGTCGCCGGCTCGTCCGGCGGCTCGGGGATCGCGTCAGGGTCGCCATGGCGCTGCACCTCGATCAGCGCCGCGATCTCCGTCTCTGAGAATCCCGTGAGTTCGAGGTCAGCCTCCCGCTCCTGCAGGTCGGCCAGCACCTTCGCCAGGAGTTCGGTATCCCAATCGCCGTGGATCCGGTTGAGCGCCAGGTTGAGCTGCTTCTCCTGCGCCTCGTCGAGATCCACGTAGACGACGGGAAGCTCCTCGATGCCCGAGGCCTCCGCGGCCTTGACCCGCTGGTGGCCCCCGACGATGCGTCCCGTGCGGCGGTTGACCACCACGGGCTCGACCACGCCGAAGGTCGTGAGCGATCGACGGAGCGAAGCTAGGTCGTGAGGCGAGATGCGACGCGGGTTGTACGGGCTGCCCATGCCGGCTAGCACGTCGGTGCGGAGCTGAACTGTTTCCATCGGTTGTGTTTTCGCGGCCACGCCTCAAAAAAGCCCACAGATAAGCAGAGATGTCAAGACCTTGGTACGCTGGCGTTACTCGACTCAGGCGCGGATTCGACCCAGGTAGGCGAGGCCACGGCGTGCGACAAGCAGGCGGGTGAGATGGAGTTCAGCGGCCCGCAGGCTCGCCGCGTACTCAGCCTGAGGGAGTGCCCGAGCCCGGTAGACGGCTACCCTACAGGCATCGCAGGCCGGGCGATCATCCATGCGGCGGTCGGCGGGAGCGGCACAGAGGCGGCAAATCGCCATCGGCTGGATAGATTATCACGAAAGCGGACTACCCCTTGCCCGGGGCGACCTTGGTTCGCCCGACGCCTGGCCTGGACCATCGGGGCGCTTCTGCCATCCCAGCGGGTCCAGTAGTCCGCGCGGTGGATGTCCGCAGGCTTCGAGCCTGGGGTCCGGTGCGGTGGAGGCCGGTTGTCTCTCCGGCTCGCCGCGGGCCCGCGCGTCATGCTCGGCGTCCCCGTAGGAGCAAAAGCACCAGCACGGCCGGCGTGTCAAGCTGTTTTTGCCTGATGTTCCACGTGCAACAAGATCGGTCATCACAAAGGCCAAATCGGTCCTCTCTTTCCCCTTGCATCTATGGCCTACAGGCTGTACATTGTAGGGCATAGGAGGAAACGACATGAGCACCCAGAGACAGCGAGCCTTCGAGATAGCACACAGGCGGCCGCAGGGCGGGCGGTGGGTCGTGTGGACGGGCAGCAGCCCGCGCCTGGACTACTGGGATGAGAGCGCCGTCATGGACTACCGGACGGCCGTCCAGTATGTCCGCGAGCGGCGGGCGCAGTACGCGACGTACATCCGCAGCGGCGACCCGCAGGACTACGACCTGCCATGGGATCGCGAGGGCGGGACGCGCCGCCACTGACCAGGCCTTCTGCGCCTCACGGGGCGCAGGAGAGCGGGCCAGAAGGCACCGCGAGGAGGAAACGATGCGACAGTGGATCGTACCGAAGCAGGCGGCCGCGGTGGAAGCCGCGGCGTCGAAGGATGACCCAAGGTACAGCCTCCAGGCGATCAGCCTGGAAATCGAGGGCGAGAAGCTACTCGCCGTCGCGACCGATGGCCACGCGCTGGTCGTGGCCCGCTATCCGATCCGGCCGGCAGAGGACTTCCCGCTCATTCCGGGCCTGCCGGAAGCGGAGGACGTGCAGAGCATCCTCGTGCCGGTCGGGTTTCTCTCGGAGCTGGCGAAGGCCACGCCCAAGAAAACGGCCATGCCGATCCTCGAAAACGTCATGATCTTCGTCTCGGGCGGGAAGGTCTGGGGCGCGGTCACCGACCTCGAAAGCCCGACTGTCAAGAGCGCTCCGATACCGGACGGCCGATTCCCGAGCTGGCGGAACGTCGTGCCGGCCGAGCCCGGCAAGCATGCGGCGTTCACGCTGGACGGCGAGATCCTGGGCCGCGTGCTCAAAACGATGGGCGCGGCCGCCGGCTACCGGAACGGCGAGACGAAGCCCGTCCGGTTCGGCGCCCCGATAGCCAAGGAGCACCCGAAGTCCAGCCTAGGACCCAGCGTCGGCCCCTACACGCTGCACCTCAAAGGCCCGGCCGGCGAGGTGGACGGGATTGTGATGCCGCGGTCCGGCTGACCCGGCCTGGACGTGGCGCGCTGCGCCTCGCCCGGAGCGGGCCAGACCCGCGGGAGGAAAGCATGAAGATCGAAGTCAGCAAAAACACGAAGACCCCAAGCGCTACGGTCTGGATCGATCAGTCCGAGGAGCGCACGTCCTTCGAGGCGTTTCTCGAAGCGAACCGCGACGACTCGGAAGTGTGGGAGGCGGTCCGCCGAATCATGATGGGCGAACATCGCGTCAACCTCAGCCGTGGCGCCCCGTTCGTCCTGTACCTGGGCAAGTCATGACCGCCCCGCTCGTCGGTCAACGCAGGCTGCTGCCGTTCTACTTCGGGACCCCGGTCGGCCTGCTGCCCGACGCGATGCCTACGCTTGAGGTCGAGATCCTCGAGGCGCGGGAGCTTTTCGGGCGCCTTGACGTCCGTGTCCGGCCGGTAGCCGGCACGGGCGAGGCGTGGGTGATGTACAAGCGAACGCGACCGGTGCCGCCCGAAGATGCCACGCTCGCCGGTGAAGCCACTGGCGGAGCCGAGCGGCTGTAGGCCACCACGGCCCCCAGGCCGATCCTGGGGGCCTTCGTCTGCCTCGGCAGGGGGTCATGGGGCAGCCTAGAACGGCAGGTCGGCGTCCGGTGCCGCGTCCGGTACTGGGAGCGGCTGCGCGGCGCTGGCGATCCTCCCGGTCTGCCCATCGTGTACCAGCACGATCTCACGGCCGGCCATGGCCTCCCGGGCCTTGAGGACCCGGAGGCGGATCTCGAGGGAATCCGCGGCCGGCCGCCACAGGCCGAGCATCACGTCCGCCGACTCCTCGATCACCCCGGAGTCGCGCGCGTCCTCCAGCGACGGGCAGCGATGAGGCGAGCCCTTGATCCGCCGCGGCTGACAGAGCAGGACCACCAGCGCCTCCCACGTCTTGGCCCTCTGTTTGATCTCCTTGGCCAGCCTCGAGGCCCGCTCATACGGCGACTCCCCCCGCTCGCCCTGGAGGTACTGGAGATAGTCGATCAGCACCACCCGGACCGGATGGCCGTGGTGCTCTCGGATCGTTCGCTCAATCGCGTCCAGCCTGGGCGTGCCGGCGTGCAACACGTACCGCCCGCGCGTCAGCTCTTCGTATCGGTCGGGCTGAGGCGCGCCAGGCCGTAGCACCGCATCCCGCACCTGCGAGGAAGTCCAGCCCTCCAGGATCCGCATAAGCCGGTCGGTAGCCAGCGAGGCCGGCATCTCCAGCGAGGCGAAGCAGACGGACCACGGAGGGCCGAGGCTGAGCCATCGGGCGGCGAGGTTGAGAGCGAGCCAGCTCTTTCCGGTGCCGGGCCGGGCCAGCACCGTCACGACCATCCCCGGGTGGAGCGCTCCGACCGCGGCGTCCAGTTCCGCGTATCCGGCGCCGATCCGGTGCTCGTCGGCCGTCGCGTAGAATCCGGTCAGCGCGCGGAGCCCGGTCGGATCTGTTGGGGCCATGCCGTACCGGTCCTCGAGCTCGCGCAGACGCCTAGTCCGAACCGCCTCCAGCGCCTCCGGCTGGCCGCCGAACCTCAGGCCCTCCCGGTGCGCCGTGTCCGCCTCCGCGACGTGCTCCGCGTGCCGTCGCTCTCGGAGCTTCGCCGCGTACCACCTGGCATGCCGGCCGTGGACGTAATCGTCGAAGATCCCGGCGAGCCTGCGGCTGTCCTCCGGCTGCCCCATCTGGTGGGCTACCAGCACGGCATCGTCGTAGGGGATCCGCTGTTCCGCCAGCTCGAGCACGGCCCTCCAGGCGCGGGCGTGAAAGCCGCGGAAGTCATCCTCCCGGAGCGGCTGAGCGTCCTCCAGCCGGCCGCCCCCGCAGAGCAGAGCGCAGAGCAGCGCGCGCTCAAGGTCTTCGGTGGATCGCTCCATCACGGCGTTCATCCGGTCGCCCCCTTTCCGTTTGCCCGGCAGGTCGGGCAGTAGTCGGCTCCCGGCTCGGTCTCCCACCCGCAGTGGATGCACGAGCCAGGTCCAGCCGGGTCCTCGAAGCGCCGCCGGCGGATCCAGCGATGCAGGTCGACCGGCGGGGCGACCCATTCCTCCTGATCCTCCGCCAGCTTCCGGCTGGCGATCTCCGCGCGCATCGCTCCCAGGATCTGGGCGGCGATGGGCTGGCACGCCTGCGCCTGCCACTCCCGCCACGCTTCGGCCCGCCCTACCCGGCGGCCGTTTCGCCGCGGGCTCAGCTCCCAGAGCGCCAGGAACTCCGGGCTCATCGCGCCATTCCCGGAGTCGCGTTTCCGAACGCGAGTCCGGCTTGTTTGCTTTAGCTTCCCAGCCGGAAGCTCCTCCGGAGCCGGAATACCCTCAGAAGCCTCTGAACTCTGATCTCTGATCTCTGAGGCAAGCACTTCGCTAGCAGACTGCACGCATGTTGCTAGCGCGTTGCTAGCATCCTCAATGAAGCCCACCTCCACTAACGCCTTCAGGTTTGGCGGCTCGTGCATCATCAGCCGCTTCCGTATCCACTCCGCATCGGCCGGAATACGGTTGCCTGTCTCCGAGGCCAGGAGAACGAGGCCAATCGCCAGCCACTTGCTAGCATCCTGCAAGCGGCAGAACTCTGGATCGTCCAGGCAGCAGCGGTGCCACTTGATCCAGGGCGGGCGACGTTGTCGGTAGTGCTGGTAGCGCTCTAGGTGGGCGACTCTCAGGAATCCATGCATCCTCCCCTCCGAGAAAGAGCCTTGTGACCGGCCCCGCTTTCTCGGTGACGGAGCCGGCCACGAGGCAGGGGCTTCTTGCGTGCCGTCCACGCGCCCCTTGTCTACCACGACCGCCGCCTGGGAGTCAACGGGAAACTGCGCCTCGGGGCCAGCTCGGCTACGGGCAGGGGTCGCCGGCCCCGAGGCCAAGAAGGAGGAAACGTGGGGCCGCATGCTCGACGGCCCCGGTTGAGCGGAGAGTACCACGAAAAGGCGACGCGGGCAATGGGGAATCTTTCCACTTGACACCGTGGCGCAACTGCAATAGATTCGCCGCATGAAAGACGAGATCCCGATACGAGAAGCCGCCCGGCGCAGCGGCAAATCGCGCCAGTGGCTCATGAAGATGGTCCAGGCCGGCCGGCTCCGCGGGCGGCGGCTGCAGAGCCCACGAGGGCCGTACTGGATGGTCCGGCACGTCAACGGCGAGGTGGTGATCGACGATCCGCCGAAGAGGAAAGCATGAAACTCAGCAACCTAACGCCTGGAGTGACGGACCGGATGATCGAGGAAGCGCAAGAGGAGCCCGCCTCGTGCGTCTGCCCGCGCTGCTCGCCCAACATTTGGGACCTGGGCCGCCGCTCACGGAAGGAACGCCGCAAGCCGCAGCGGTTCACCGTGCGGGGGTCGGGCGCGTTCCCGGTCCACATGCTGGCCCAGGAACGCGCCTGGCCGGCCGACACCATCTCGGCCGCGATTGTCGGTGGGTTGATGGCGCTCGGACAGATGACCCCCAGGACCGTCCGCCTCGCCCGCTACCCCGAGTCCGACTGCGACCTGCCCGACTATGCCGCCTGGGAGAAGGCGGGATGGAGCGTGAGCCATGAGAGCGATTGATCGCAACACCGGAGAAGAGGCTCCGGCCTATTGGTGCATGGACGCCTGCGACGTGCTACGCGGCTTCGTGTCAGCAAGCAGGGTCCGCTCGAAAGAGGGAGACGCCATGTGCTTGTGGTGCCGACACCTCACCGGCGTATGGGGTCGCGATCACAACGGCGGATGCTTGGTAGAAAGGGCCGAGAAGGTGCTGGAGGAGATCACTTTCCCCAGGGAAGGAGCGTGAGCCATGAGTGAGCCCACCCGCCAGCTCGACCCGCCCGACCCTTGGGACGAGTGCGAGTGCGGGCACGACAGAGAGGATCATATGGCAGATGGCTGCCAAGCAATCGCGTCGAGCGGCTTTCGGTGCGCGTGCCAGCGCTTCAAAAGTACGCGATGACTGACCCCACCCTCGACCCGCCCGACCGCCGCGACTGCGAGGAGTGCCTACGGGAGGCGGGGGAGCTGGTGTGCTTCGCCTGCGGTGGAGACGGCAAGAGCCACAGGTACCCGCGCGTCGAGCCTTGCGATTCGTGCAACGACGGCGAGATCCTGCCCGAGGACCTGGGCCTCTGCGCGGAACACGCGAGGCGGGAGCGTGACGGGCAGAGGGAGGATGAGGGCATGGAGGGACGGCGATGAGTTACGAAACAGGAGCGGTCAACCGTGCGAAGAATCTAGGGTCGCTACTCGATTTGGCTACGGCGTGCGAGACTACTCAGGACGCTGCCAGGATGCTCTCTGAGTATAGGCAAGAGAACAAGCACGCGTCCGAGAACATCGGCTACATGCTCGGCTATCTCGGCGCCGAGGAGCGGGCAAGGCTCTACCGGCTGTTCGAGGGCTGCAACCATCCTATCTTCGGGCCAGGATTCGGACGTGGCCACGATCCAACACCAGAAGAGGCGTTCGAAGCTGGGAAGAGCTTCTGCGCGGAGCACGGGTTGTGATGCCGATCGTGAAAGCGTGGCTCGCGTCCTGAACACGGCCAAACCCAAGAGGAGGAAACGATGAAGAAGCTACTCATCTACAAGATCGAGATTGCGGTCGAGCCCGAGACGGCGAGCCCGGCGCTGATCTTGACGGCGCTGGAGAAGTTCGGCAAGGCGAAGATCGTCGGCTCGAGCATGCGGAAGCAGGAGGCATGAGAGAGACCGCCGTTTGTGTGCGATGCCTTCGCCGTCCAGCAGTGTTCCACTCGGGGCATGTGCTAGACAGGCGGAAGCGCCTGGTGCTGGCAGGATGGTGCAACCCCTGCCGCCGCATCGCCCGCTATAACGGATTCGTCGGCCATCTCCGTAGGGAGATGCGGCCGCGGAAGGTGGAGGAGTGAGCCTCCCGTCCGTCACCGAGATCATCCGCGAGGCCGGGCTGATGGGCCATCAAGCCGGTGACTACTACCTGGATCGCGGGTCCGCGCTGCATCTCGCGTGCCGGTACTACGATGAGGGGACGCTCGACGAGGCGACGGTGGACCCAGTGATCTCGGCGAAGCTGGAGCAGTGGAGGCGGTTTCGAGCGGAGACTGACTGGGTGGCCGAGAAAATCGAGTGGGAGGTGGAAAGCCAGCTCGGCTATGTCGGACATCCGGATCGTGGCGGCTGGCTGAATCGCCAGTGGACAATCCTGGACATCAAGCCATCGGACGAGCCCTGGCACGGGATTCAACTCGCCGCGTATGTGCTAGCGATGAAGGATGAGCGGTATGGAATCGCTCGCTACAACGTCGTGCTGACGGACACTGGCTATCGGCTGATCCCACGAAGGGACCGCGCCGACCGAGAGACCTTCCTGGCCGCGCTCCGTCTCTATCAGTGGCGGGCGCGGCACTGGCTGATCGCAACCAAGGAGGAAACGTATGAGCGAGCATGAAACCGCTGTAATCGTCCGTCCCGAGATCGCTCTGACCTCGTGGACTGGAGCCGCGCAGCGTGGGCTGATAGCCCGACGCGAGCGCGAGAGCATCGTCGCCGAGCTTCTGACGCCAGGCACGGACTTTGGCGTGATTCCTGGCACCGAGAAGCCGGTGCTTCTCAAGCCAGGTGCCGAGAAGATCACGGACGCGCTGGGCCTGTACCCCGATTACGAGTGCCTGGACAAGATTGAGGATTGGGAAGCCGGACTGTTTCACTATCGCTATCGCTGCGTGCTCCGCCAGCGGGGCGGCGAGATGGTGATCGCAACAGGCATCGGCTCCTGCAACTCGCGGGAATCCCGCTATCGTTGGCGCTACACGGAGCGGACCTGCCCGAGCTGCGGGAAGGCCACGATCCTCAAGAGCCGCAAGGAAGGCCAGGGCTGGTTCTGCTGGCGCAAGCGCGGCGGCTGCGGACAGGAGTTCCCGTCCGATGCCGAGGCCATCGTCTCGCAGGAAATCGGGCGCGTAGAGAGCGACGATACGTTCTCGGTCGTCAACACGATCGACAAGATGGCGCAGAAGCGTTCGCTTGTCGCCGCGAATCTCAACCTTGGTTTCTCCGATCGCTTCACGCAGGACCTGGAAGACCACAACGTCGGAGGCGAGCCAGAGAAGCCGAGGCCCAAGGTCCAGCAACCGCAGCGCAAGCCCGACACCAAAGCCGGCATCCAGGAACCGCCCGATCTGCCGGAGCCAGAAGCGAAGCCTGCCGGCATGTGGCGCGGCGAAATCTCGTCGGTCGAGACGAGGAAACAGGGAGAGTTCACGGTCCACCGTGTAACCTGCGGAGACGCGAAGACTCAGTTCTCGACCGTCGAGGCCGACCTCGCCGGCGAAGCGAAGTCCTTTGCCGGCACGGGCGAGGAAGTGATCTGCCACTACACCAGCGAGCGGACGAAGGGCGGGGTCGGATACAAGCGGCTCGTATCGCTCGAAGCGGCTATGCAGCCGGCGGAGGAGTGATGGGCGAAGCAACGGCGGTCATGATCCTGCAACCGGACCCGGCGCCGATCCGCGAACAGTACGCTCCGATGGAGGAGAACGCGAAGAAGCTCGTCATCTCCAACAAGCTCGACCATTCGTTCGCCCAGCATGTGCTTTCGAAACTCCGACTTGCTCAGCGCGATGTCGAAGAGCTGTTCCGCGAGCCGAAGCAAAAAGCCCACGCGGCGCATCGTGCGATCTGCTCGGCCGAGTCGAAGTTGCTGACTCCCTACCGCGATGCAGAGCACGAGGTCGGCCGCAAGCTCACCGTCTACGAGCGCGAGCAACGAGCCATCGCGGAAGCCGCGCAGGCCGCGCTCGAAGATCAGGCGCGACGGGACGAAGAGGAGCGCATGCTGACGGAAGCGCAAGCCGCGCAGGATGCGGGGGCGCCGGAGGAAGCGGAGGCGATCCTGGAGGCTCCGGTGGTAGTGCCTCCGGTACGGGTGGAGCCCGAGCTGGCGAAGGTGGACGGCGTGAGCGCCCGCACGCTCTGGCGCGCCGAGAAGAATCACCCGGCGGCCTTCGTCGCTTGGCTCGCGCAGCACCCAGAGGAAACCGAGATGGTCGAACGCGCGACCGAAGCATGCAGGCCAGCGGTGAACGCAAGAGCGCGTAGCCAGCGCGAGGCGATGCGGATACCTGGATGGACTGCCGTCCCGGAGATCAGCCGCGCGGTGACGCGGGAGGCTTGAAGATGGAGGCGGAGGCGCAGACGTGCCTTGCTGGAATCGACCAGTGCATGGCGATGCGACGTCATGGCAATAAACTGGGCGCGATGTGCGCTGCCGCTTCCTGTGAGGGAGACGCGCGATGACGTTTGAGGAGTTTGCCGAGACCGATCCGTTGCTCCAGCCGGCGGACAAAGTAATCGGAAGGTCGTTCTGGCACGCCGCCGTAGCGGCTGCTAGGACGGAGGATTTGAGGTGTCTGAACTTGGTGTGGACTCTCGCACCGGCAATGGATGCCGATAAAGTCGCACGCCGCGCCTACGACGCCATCGAAGCCCGCGGCATGCTGGAGCCGTGAGGAGGGGTGATGGCTGAATTGAGAGCATGCCTGTGTTGTGATGCGACAGCCGCTGCGCCAAACGAGCACGCTGAAGTCTGTACCTTCGAGACCGACTGCCCTGACGAGGCGAGGCTACTCCACGAGTGGAACGCACGCGAAGCCGCGCTCGCCGAGCTGGAGCGCTGGAAAGCGACGTGGGAGCCGGTGGTGGCGAGGCTTCGTAACTGGTCTCACGGCATGTCGTGCCCGCTATGCGGCGACTTGAAAGACGATTGCAGATGCGAGTTTTCAGCCGCCCTCGCGGCGGAGAAGGCCCCATGAGCGAGCGCGAGACGCGGAAGTCCTACGAGACGGTCTCGAAGGCGCTCGACCGGGCGCTGGCGAAGCAGATCAAGCTCATGGCCCAGATCAAGAGCCTGAAGCTTCGCAAGAGGCAGTTGGAGCTCGGCTACGACGAACTCAAGGGCATGACTAGCAAGTGGAAGCACAGGGCCGAGGTAGCGGAGCACGACCTCCGCAAGAAACTTTGGAAAGTCCTCTTGGAACGAAAGGAGTAGCCCATGTTGGAACTCATCTTCTCGCTCGGTTTGATCTGGGCCGGTGGTATCCAGGAAGGCCCCGACGGATTCCCGCCGACGCCTCCCGTCTACGCCGACTCGGTGATCCGCACCGGCGGCGATCCAGGCGTCGAGGTGACGGGTAGCTGCCTGGGCGGTGAGGCGAGCCGTAATACCACGCAGGGGGCGTGCTGCCGTCTCTGCATGAACCGACCAGGGACGAAGGGCGTGCTGATGTCGGCGACCTGCACGGTGGCCGTAAACCTCGACGGCACGACCACGACGCATGCCGAGTGCACCTGGGCCGTCCATCCGTACCTGGGAGGGCTGAGGTGAACGAACAGGCCACGAGACAGGCATGGGCCTCGTGGACGGCGATGCAGCCGAAGTACTTGAGCATCGAGGATGAACAGAGAGGCAAGGATATGTACCGAGCATTCGCCGCCGGAGCACGGTGGGCCGAGGCACGGTGCATCAACGCCATGAGGACGCTGGTTGACACCCATGAGCGAGAAAGAAATGGTTAACCGCAAGGACCTAGCTGACAATATCCGCCGCACTTGCGCCGAGCTCAGGCAAGCCATCGCCAAGGGACAAGAAGCTGGGTTGATCGTTGAGGTCGAAGTCAACCCCACCTACACCATGTCGAGTCTGCAGCCTAAACTGAATCTGGCGGTCCGAATCTCGGTCGAAGTATGAACCTCCACCTCCTCGGAAGCGAA